GTGCTAAAACAAAGATTTCAATGGTTGCTCTTGTGGATAGAGGTCTCATGACTCCTAATGAATACAGAGAGTTGTTTAATATGGCTCCGTATGATGGTGGAGATGAATTTGTTTTAAGACTTGATACACAAAAGACAGGCGATTCCACAGACGATGATGGAACCGGGGATCCTGTCGGCAGACCAAAGAACGAGGAAGGAGATGAAGAATAATGGCAATAAGAGACAATAGAGAATACAGAAATATGCCAATGGTAGAGGTAAGAAAGAAAGAAGGTTCCGAAGAATCTTCTTTTTTAGTTGAAGGATATGCTTCAACATTTGAAGAATATGTTCTCTTTACAGACGAGAACGGAACAGAATACAAAGAAAAGATTCTTCCTGAAGCATTTGAAGGAACAGACTTTTCGGATGTTGTATTCCTTAAAGATCATCAGGGAACTGTTTTTGCAAGAACCAAGAACGGAACCTTGGAAATATCGGTTGATGAGAAAGGACTTCTCACAAGAACCGATTTATCAAAGACATCGGCATCACGAGAGATGTTTGAAGAGATCGACACAGGAATGTATTCCCAGATGTCCTTCGCATTTATCGTGGATGATGATGAATATAACACAAAGGAACACTTACGAACAATTCGTCATATTGCAAAGCTTTATGATGTATCGGCAGTAAGTTTCCCGGCAAATCCGACAACAGACATTTCAGTTGCGACTCGGTCTCGGTTTGATGGATTTATCGAACAGGAGAAAGCGGAGAGACTTGCACGAGAGCATGAAATTGAAGTTGCGAGACAGAAATATCTTTATGAAAAGGAGAAATGATCATGGAATTAAAAGACATGACTCTTGAAGAAGTTGAAGCAAGAATCTCCGAGCTTGATTCAATGGTTGAAACTTCCGAAGATGTTGAAGCCATTAACAAAGCGACAGAAGAGAGAAAAGCTCTCAACGAAAGAAAGGCAGAACTTAAAGACCTTGTAGAACGCAAGGCAATGGCAAAGGAAATCGAGGAACGCAAAGCAGTTCCTGAAGTGATCGAAGAAAGAAAAGAGGAAAACACAATGAAAAAAGTTGAAGAGTACAGAAATTCAAAAGAGTACATTGATGCATTTGCAGAGTACATCAAGACAGGAGATGCAACAGAATGTAGAGCATTGCTCACAACTAATGTTGGCGAAGCCGGAGAAGTTGCAATCCCTGATTTGGTTTCCAATATCATCAAGACCGATTGGCTCCAGAGCGAAATCATGAGCAAGGTCAACAGAATCAATGTAAAAGGCAACTACAAGCAGCAGTTCGAACTTACAGCCGGAGATGCTGTTATTCACAATGAAGGTTCAGGAGCAGTTTCTGAAGAAGAACTTACACTCGGCATCGTTACACTTATTCCTGAATCAATCAAGAAGTGGATTTCTGTATCTGACGAGGTTCTTGACCTTCGTGGAGAAGATTTCCTTAACTATATCGTTAAAGAGATTTCTTACAAGATTTCCCTTAAAGCAGAGGATGTTCTCATCGATAAGATCGTTGCTCTTCCTACATCAGCAACAGCAACATCTGTTAATGCGAAGGTTGTTAAAGCCGGTGCAGCTCTTGGCACAATCGCAACAGCTCTCGGTCAGCTTAATGCAGAAGCAAGAAATCCTGTTGTTGTAATGAACCCGGCTACAAAGGCAGCTTTCAAAGCAGCTGTTTACTCTGGACAGTTCAACGCAGATCCTTTTGAAGGACTTCAGGTTATTCTTACAAATAATCTTCCGGCAATCAGTTCTGCATCCGAGAACGATACTTATGCAATCGTTGGCGATTTCGGTTACGGTGCATTAGCTAACTTCCCTAATGGCGAAACTGTACAGATTAAGATCGATGACAAGACAGCTATGACAAGTGACCTTGTTAAGATTCTCGGTAGAGAATATGTTGCTGTTGAGCCTGTTGCTCCCAGAGCTTTCGTTAAGATTACAAAACCCGCTTCACTTTAATTAAGGGGGTATCGTTATGAAATTGTCGGTTACACAAGGCTTTATTGATAAGGAAACAAACATCTTCCGTAAAGTCGGAGAAGTAGTTGAATATCCTGAAGCAAGAGCCAAAGAGATAGAAAACAGAGGTTTTGGCAAATGTTTAGAAGAGCCGAAGCCGACAAAGGCAGAACCCAAAGAACCCAAGGAACCGAGAGAAAGAAGGTCAAGGGATTTGGAGCAGCCTAAAAGAGAGACAAGAAGAAGATAGTCGGAAAGGAGCAAGGAATGACAGATGAAATTTTAACTCCGCAAGATGAAGAAACAACAACAAATTCCCCTGTACAAAGTTCCCCAACCATTGCGGATAAAGTCAAACTTGCTCTTCGAATATCTCATAACCTTCTTGATGCAGAAATTTCGGATGTTATTGCTTCGGCTCGTGCGGAACTCAAACGAGCCGGGGTTGACTCCGACAAAGCAGACGGAGATGACGAGATAATCGAAACGGCAATTAAAACCTATGCACTTGCATATTATGCGAGTGATGTGAAAGATGCTGACAGATATCAGGAATCTTTCAAATATCAATGTGATTGTTTACGGAAATCGTTTCCACAGGAGTTAGACAATGTTTGATTCGGTTATTACTTTAATGAAAGAAACAAATACAGTAAACGAATATGGAGACACAACCAAGACTTTCATAGAGAGAAATGTGTTCGCAGAAGTGAAGTCGATTGGACAGACAGAGTTTTATCAAGCCGAAGCGGTTGGATTGAAGCCTGAAATCAAGTTCGTGATAGCTGATTTTGCAGATTATCAGGACGAGAAGAAACTTAAATACACTCCTTTCGGTGGTGTCGAAGAGATTTATTCAGTTATACGAACATATCGTAACAAAATTAACCTTGAAATCGTATGTGCAAGGGGTATTGAATGAGTGTTCCGAAATCGGTTACGAAGATAACCAAGAATGGAGTTGAATATACTTCCAATGTCGATGCTTGTGAGTATTACATCTTTGAACTGAACAGAGCAGCACTTCGAGATGTGGCAAAATTCGTAAAAAGAACCTTTAGAGATTCGTTTTATTCCTATTTTGATAAAGAAACAGGGAATGCGGGTAAAGCCACTCAATCAATTGTGTTGTCCAATAAAGACACAAAGTTTCCCAGAGTGGAGATTGGTCTTAAAAAGAGTCAGTTAAAAGGTGTTTACGGATATGAACAGGAATTTGGCACGAGTACAGTTCCGAGACTTGGACTTATGACCGAAGCGGTTGAAGGTAATGTGCCTAAGATCATAGAGATTGAATCGAAATATCTTTCAGCTCTTGAAGATGAAGCACAGGCTTTGGCACTTATTGACGAAAGCGAGTTTGATGACGATGGCGAATGATACAAGGACAAATGCTTTAAGGAAGTTAATACAAGAGAAGTTAAAGACTATCACAACCAATGTTTCCTTTGAAACGGCAAATGATGATAAATTATATCCTCATATTGTTTTCAATTTTAAGTCGGTAGACCTTGGAGACATTTCGAGACAGGATTATATCTTGGAAGTCGATGTCTGGGATAAAGGAACTTCATCTTTTCAGATAGAAGAACTCTCAGATAAGGTTGAAGATTTGCTTCATACTCAAAACCTTCCGCAAACATTAGTTTTGCCGACATTTTATAAAATCGACAGAAAAACTATTCAGGATTCGGACAAAACCATTAAGCACAGGTTAATCAGATTTCAAATACAGAATTATGTGAGGTAGAAAAATGGCAACAACAAAGTATATTGGAACAGGCGAAGTTATTTCGGCTGATTTCAAAACTGTTAAATGGGTCGGAAAGACCAAGGGTGGCGAAGCCGTAACTATCGAACTTTCTGATGCTATCAATATGGGAAATATCGAATGGACAATCGCAGAAAAGAACGATATTGTTCCTTCGATAGAGTTTCAGGCTTGTTATAACAATACTGATAGTGCTTCAGCATCTACAACAGAGCCTTGGAGTATTGAAATGGATAGTGCGACAACAGCCGGAGCAAGTGAGATCGTTCTCGGTGCCGGTGTATTCTACATTGGCTCCACAGCAGTAGCATTGACTCGTGGTGGCGGTTCTTTCAATGTTGAAAGAGAGTTCAGAGAGATCAATGCAGACGGAGACAGAGGAGCAGTTAAGGGAAGAGTTGTTATGGAGTCATCCAGAGCAAAACTTACCATGAATGTTTTAACAATGCTTACTCGTCTTACTGACATTTACTCAGGCATTGCAGCTTCAGTTTAAGAAATTGGGGAGTGTTTTACCACTCCCCTTTTATTTTCAAAGGGAGAACAAATATGAGAAATTTACAAAATTCAGACATATTCGCTTTCGGAAGAATCTTAACGAAAGCAAACCTTAAAGAAGAAATTAAGAAGATTTCAATAGGAAACGAAAAGGATGTTGAAGCAATCGGCTTTGATTTGCTTTTCACAGTTTTTGCGAACTGTTCAAATAAAGAAGTCGAAGAAGAGATTTATTCGTTCTTTGCTTCAATATTCGAAATTACACCTGAAGAGGTTTCGAAGCTCGACCCTATTGAAACTTACGAAAAAATAAAACAGGTTGCCGATTGGGAAAAATGGAAGAGTTTTTTCTCATTGGGAGTCAAGTCAATGAAATAGAGATCAAGGAACTTTTGCTTCGTAGATATGGGAGATATGACTTCCCTGACATGAAATTCGAAGAGTTTATTGATTTTATTGTCTTGGCTATAACCAAGGACAGACAGGACAAAGTTCGTGAAGAATATCTTGTTCTGCTGCCAATGCTTATTAAAGGTGGTCACTATATGACCTTTGATAAGTTTTATGAAGAAGCGACAGGCTCCAACATTGATTGGAGACCTTCAGAAGATATCTTGAAAGAAGCCGAACAGATTCAGGAGAGGTTTAAGAATGGCGGTTGAATTGTTCAAACTTGTCGGAAGTGTTTTCATTGATACCGACAAAGCTAATGAATCATTACAGAAAACAGATAAAAAGGCTTCGAGTTTTGCGAGTACACTCGGAAATGTTGCCGGAACAGCGATCAAATTCGGAACTGCTGCCGTCGGAGTCGCTACGGCTGTCGGCGGAGCAGCTCTGGGTGTTGCGGACAAGGTTGCCAAACAGACGGATGAGATTGACAAAGCATCTATCAGAATGGGAATATCGGCAGAATCCTATCAGGAATTGGCTTATGCTGCGGGACAATGTGGTGTTGAAATGTCCACAATGGAACAGGCAGCAAAGAAGCTTGAAGGAACCGACCTTTCTTTTGATGATGCAATAAATCAGATTATGTCTCTCGGAACGGCTGAAGAAAGAAGTGCAGCTGCTGCCGAACTCTTTGGAGAAAAGGTCGCTTATAATTTGTCTCCTCTGATTGAACAATCTGGAGAAGATTTTGACGGACTTATCCAAAGAGCAAATGATCTCGGCTTGGTTATGAGTGGAGATGCTGTTAAAAATGGTGTTGCTTTTGGAGATATGCTCTCTGACATCAAACAAATGGCGGGTTCCCTTGCAACACAGATAGGAACTGCTTTATTCCCCGTGGCAAATGCATTATTTGAACAAATAATCGAGTTTATGCCGACAGTTCAAGGATATATGGCACAGTTAGTTCCTTTTTTGGTTCAGGTTGTCTCAGCCATACTTCCTGTGCTGTTCTCGATATTGGAAGCATTGATGCCTGTGGCAATGGAGATCATAGAACAGATTCTTCCCTTAGCCGTACAGATAATCGAATCACTTCTTCCTTTAATAACAGCCTTACTTCCATTGATTGAACCTATTAGCAGTTTATTGATGACTATTTTGGTTCCTTTAGTGGATTTGCTTACAACATTATTGCCCGGTCTTATTGATGCAATCACGAATATTGTCACGGCTGTCATTCCCGCTTTGATTTTCATAATTGAAGAAGTTGAGATGACGGTTGGCAAGACTATCGGTGCGATCTTTACCAATTTGAAACCTTTCTTTGCGAATGTAATATCTATATTCAATGGATTCTCCAAGTTTTTAAGCGGAGTATTCACAGG